GAATGCAAGACGTGGCTTATACATAAGAATGGTTCTTCAGTTGGTAAACTGGATTACATGTTTCTTCATTATAGCTGGAGTCATAAGGCATTGGTAGAAATACTCGAAAGACGTGTAGAAAACTCACTAACAATGTTTAACAAGTTCGAAGAAAATACTTGGGGCAGAGAATATTGGGGAGGAGTTCTTGCTTACAATCTTAAAAAACTTAATGAACACATCAACGGAGGACAAAATGAATTACGTCATTTACACTAGGAATGATTGTTCGTTTTGTGATAAGGCAAAGTCCCTTATAAAAGAACGTGGCGACCAATATCTTGAAGTTAGCATATATGAAGAGGTTGGTGCATTACAATATTTAAAAGATCAAGGATTTACAACTGTTCCGCAAATTTGGCTTGACAAAAAACACATTGGCGGTTATAATGAGTTATTACAACATTATGAAGGAGTATCAGGTGGACACGGAGACAATTTTTAGTCAATTGAAAAATAATGTTTGTGAAGTTATTTTCACAAAAGTTGATGGGACTAAGCGTCGTATGGTTTGTACATTGTGTGAAATGTATTTACCAAAACAAATGGAATTGGAAGAATCGATTCAAAACAATTCAACCCCCAAAACGTCAATCTCAGTATGGGATATAGAGAAGAATGGTTGGAGATCATTTAAGATTGAAAACGTTTCTTCCTTTAAAGCGCTTATAAGATCGTGAGGGTGTAATAATGCCAATCAAAATTGTTGATGATAATAAAGAAGAAGCTGAAGAGTTTTCAATGAATCCTCAATCGACCATGAAGGAAGATGGGACATATGATATAGCGCAAGGCGGGACGGAGTTGATGAATAAGGCTCTGTACGATCGTGTAGATAGAGATCTGCTTGAGCAATTCAATATCATTAAGTCACGTGTTCGTTATGTCGATCCAAATAAACCAAATGTTCTTTGGCTCCACGATTTATTCGGAGATCCTGAAGTAGAGCATTTAAGAGATCCTGCATCACGTGAGCGTTTCGCCAAAATGGTATTTGTATCAAACTGGCAACTTTATGGTTATCATCTCGCTTTGGGTGTTCCCTATGAGAACTCTATCGTTTTGAAGAACGCTATCGACCCTATTCCATTCAAGGAAAAGTCTAAAGACCAAGTTCGTATCATCTATCATACGACGCCGCATCGTGGACTTCATTTGGCTGTTGCAGCCATTCGTGAGTTGGCTAAAATTCACGGCGATAAGATTCACTTTGATGTCTACTCATCATTTAATGCTTATGGTTGGCCACAACGTGACGAGCCATATCTTGGATTGTTTGAGGAAATTAAGAATCATCCTCAGATGACATATCATGGGTTTCAACCAAATGGCGTTGTTCGTGAGGCATTACAAGAAGCGCATATCTTTGCTTATCCTAGCGTCTGGCAAGAAACATCTTGTATCTCTGCTATTGAAGCCATGTCAGCGTGTTGTCAGGTCGTATGTCCGAACCTTGCAGCATTACCTGAAACGACAGGCAATTTCGCTGTAATGTATCAATATCAAGAAGATCAAAACGTTCATGCCAACATCTTCGCTGGTATGTTAAATGCAGCCATCGAGCGTCAGTTTGATGAGAATAATCAACGTAAGTTATTGTTCCAGAAAAACTGGACGGACAATTTCTATAATTGGGATCTTCGTGCAAATGAGTGGACTGGATTGCTTCAAGGTCTAGCAAGAAATGGGTAAGTTTAAAATCGGCGTCAAATTTGAATATGAGTTTGAGGTTGATGCTGACACCAAAGAACAAGCGATTCATAAAGTCATATCTAATCAGTATGAATTAGACGGATTAGAAGAATCAAACGTTATGTATGTGAAAGAGATAGAAAATGGCGAAGCGTAGAAAACCTATGAGTGAGGAGCAGCGATTGCAGGCTGCTGAACGATTAGCGAAGGCACGTGAAAAACGGCAGAACGCCAATCCTCCACAATATAAAAATGTTCATGAAAGTGTGTTGGCGTTAGACGATGACCATTATCTTTCTCATAAAAAAGTGAAAGAATGGATCAAATACAATAGAGAAATTCTTTCTGAAGAGCGTAAAGCAGTTCGTCAAAATGTGAAGGGTGCTGACGCAAGATTGAAGTCGACAGAAGGTTACATTCGCAATTTAGAAAAATACCTTCGTGATGGCGATTATGTTGATGACTGTTATGGTCAAGAGCAAGAAAATAAAATAAAAAGAAGGTGTGTCGCTATGGCATATGATGAAGAAGGAAATCCTAAACGTACAAAAGGTGTTTTCTATCCAGATCTAGGTTATCGCTGGGGAAACGAGATCTCTGATGAATAGCAACAATGTTATTGAGTTTCCGAAATCTGAACGTCCTGTTGTAAAGACTGAGCAGGAGTTGCGTAAAGATCTGAACGAGCAAAAGCGAACAATGATTGAGGAAATGGTAGACTATCAGGCAACAACTTTACTTTCAAACATGGCCATGTCTGGAGTAAATACTGATGCTGATAGTTTTATCAAAGACTTCACCTTCATTACCGAATCCATAAAATCATTATATTATCGCCTGTCTGGATTCGATCATCCATTACATTCTATGGTTGATGAGATTGTGAACATATATGAAAAAGAAGAATACGAACCTTGGGATCCTTTGGATGACGATTTTGAGGATTAATAGTTATGAGCAAATTGATTTTCTTAACTGATATTATTGAACAAAGAGTCCGCAAAGAACAAGAGATTGAATATTATGAAGAAGAACTTCGTAAGATCGAAGACAAACTCTTCTGGTTGCGCAAAGAAAAACAGCTTACTGAGACCATCATAGAAATAATAAACAGCGAAAAGGTCTTAGACATTCAACAATATTTTCTTGAGAAAAAAGACGATTCCTAAAATTAGGTGTTGATGATGTTGTAAGCGGTATAATTAGGCTGCTTACAGCCCCTAAGAAGCCTAAACAAGCGCATTTTGGTTCTTCCTATCCTTACAATATTTTCTTGAGAAAAAAGACGATTCCTAAAATTAGGTGTTGACTTTTTGGTCAAATTAGACTAATATATACTATGTTAGATAATATTTACATATGAGACAAAAATGATACTCCTTGACTTGAATCAAGTGATGATTTCAAATCTGATGATGTCCTTCGGTAAAAACAACACCGAAGTCAATGAGGATCTTATACGTCATATGGTTCTTAACAGCATTAGACTGTATCGCAATAAATTCACTAAAGATTATGGTACTGATATGGTCATTTGTTGCGATGATAAGAATTATTGGCGCAAAGATATTTTTCCTTATTACAAAGCACATCGTAAAGCAGATCGTGAAAAATCACCATTAGACTGGAATCGAATCTTCGAAGTTTTGAACAAGATTCGTGACGAACTAAAACAACATTTTCCATACAAAGTAATTCAGATTGATCGTGCCGAAGCTGATGATATCATCGGTGCACTTTGCGCATATAAAGGTGTATTTCTGACCAACGAAGATACTGAAGAAATTCTTATTGTCTCTGGCGATAAGGACTTTTCTCAGTTACAGAAGTATGCCAATGTCAATCAATACAGCCCTATCACCAAAAAATGGATTCGTGTAAACAATCCCGAAGCATTCCTTCGTGAGCATATTATGCGTGGCGATCGTGGTGATGGTGTTCCAAACTTCTTGAGTGGCGATAACTGCATTGTAGCAGGAACTCGTCAAAAGCCATTAACAGGCAAAAAATTAGATGCTTGGATTACCATGAATCCGAAAGATTTTTGCGACGAGATGATGCTCCGCAATTACAAAAGAAACGAAGCATTAATCAATCTGGACTTAATTCCAGAAGAAATACGCAAAAAAGTTATTGATAACTATGATAATTATGTGTTGCCAGAACGCAGAGGATTACTAAATTATTTCGTAAAGAATAAACTAAAAAATCTTATTGAAGATATTGGAGACTTTTAATGAAACTGACGTATTATGAAATTCTTGAAAACGTGAGCAAGAAGAAAACGAAGAAAGAAAAGATTGAAGAATTAAAACGATATAGCGGCGCACCTCTCAAGACTATTCTGGGTTATGCTTTAGATCCAAATGTCGTTTGGTTACTTCCACCAGGAGAGCCGCCTTATACGCCATTGAAAGATAATTCTGATATTGATGGCAGACTCGATTATGAGTTTCGTAAGCTGTATTATTTTGTAGATGGACCAACGCCCGAACAAAAGAACTTAAAACAGACAAGACGTGAACAAATGTTTATTGAAATCCTTGAAAGCGTTGATCCGAAAGAAGCAAAGTTATTGTTGGCAATTAAAGAAAAAACACTTCCGTTTAAAGGAATCACCAAAGCCATAGTTGCAGAAGCATTTCCTAATTTGGCGAAAGATTGGTGAAGAGACGATAAGAGACTGTTATGGGTAAAAATAAAAACGAAAACTTTGAAGACGAAAACAAAGGTTTCAAACGTATTAAAGAACAGCGTAAACCGATTAAAAACTTTAAAACGCATCTTAAGCAAATGGTAGATAATGAAGAATGGGACGGTGATGAAGACAGCATTTATACTGGGGAATGGCGTTAGTCGTAAACCTGTAAACCTTAATGGATTAGTTGGACAAGGAACGATCTTTGGCTGTAATGCATTATATCGTGAATTTGATAACTATGACTATCTGATTTCAATCGACCCTACATTTCAGGCAATCATTGAAAGTTATGCATCATATCGTGAATTTAATAACTATGACTATCTGAGTTCAATCAACCCTAAATTTCAGGCAATCATTGAAAGATTAGATGAGGCGATGGGAAAGGACGATCGTATAATCTTTCCGCCTCAAGACGAATGTTGGGAATCCATAGAATATTCGCCAAATCGTCGCCGATCTAATGCAGGTATGAATGCAATGCTTGAAGCAATTCGTAGAGAACACGATAAACTTTATTGTCTTGGCTTTGATTTTTTGCTCAACGACCCTGTAGCATCAACAGATAATATTTTTAAAGGCCAAGAGGGGTATGGTCCAGAGACGCATGCTAATGCAAATGATAACGTTCATCGTGTCCGCTATCTTGAATGGTTTATGAGAAAATACTCTTTAGTCAATTTCGTTTTTGTATTACCAGATAATGCCAACTTTACTGCATTGACTGCAAAGAATGTTACTGGAATGTATGTGAGTAAATTTAAAGAGAAGTTCAATGCCTGAAGTAAAAACTCAAACTCCGCTCTATACGCTTGACTGGTATGTTAAGTGGTTTTCTTCATTTGTCGTATTGGCAGCGGTTCTTTGTCGATCAGTAGAAGAAGTTCCCAAAATATACGATATGATTCTCAGCCTAGTTGGCACAGGTGGCTGGCTTTGGGTTGGGATGCTTTGGCATGACCGTGCACTTATTCTTTTGAATGGTGTGCTTGTTTTTGTATTATCAGCAGGAGTGTTGAGACACTTTCTTACATAGGAGGAAAAAATGACACATTCAAAATCAGAGCGTATGCATCGTGATAAAAATGCTCGTCGTCGTAGGAAAATTTCCAAAAGTATTGTTGAGTCAAAGACCTTTAACTTCTTCCGAAAGTTAAGAAAGATGAGAAAAAAATGAAGACTCCCAAAGAACATGATTGGTTAATGCCCTTCCTAGAAAATATCAAGAATGAAGCCAAAAAAGGCTATTATTCTGAAGATGACACATTCATTGATGGATATGTAACTGCTGTATATGATATAATGGAACGCATTGCATTAGAAGAAGGTATGAATGATGAATGACATTCTAACGTTCAAAAATGCGCTGATATTCGTATGCGCCTATATCACCTGTGAGATTGGATATCGCCTTGGGCTAGAACTCTGGTGCATGGCTTATCCTTATATCCAATGATTTGCTATCTCATATCCATAAGTCTATCGCTGACGATTCCAGACACTCGTTATTGCACTTATCGATGCACTGATAAGAGTAAACACATAGAACGAATAAGCACCAGCGAAGAATGTAAGTGGCAAATTTTGATAAAAAATTCTAAGTAATTGATTTAGAACAATTTTATTTTTCACTTTTTTTCATTTTTTCCTTTACTTAAATTGCGATATATGCTATTCTAAGAATAGAGAGAATGAAAGAAAGGAACTTGTTATGAAAATCGAATATTATACCATCCGTGTTACTACTGAAACTGAGAAGTTTGAGACTCGCCGTTACACCGAAGACGGTATGAAAGACTGCCTGATGGCTCTCCGTTTGGCTGGTTATGACCCTAAGAATATCACGGTTGATGAAACTGTTGAGTTGAAAGGTGCTGCATAATGAATTATACAGAATTATTTGAAAACACTTATTTGTTTAAAAGATTTGACCCGCTTGATATGGACAATCCATATGTGGAGAAAGAGTGTCGTATCGTTGATATTCTTGATGGACCTGGCGCAGATCGCCGTGACTATTGTGTTGTTGAAGGTCTAGAGGATTATGAGGTAGATATGCCTCTTGAGAACTTCTTAAAAAACACTCGGGTGAAAGAAAACGCTTGACATTAGAAACAAAGGAGTGCATAATAATGAATATTATCAAAACAGTTGGATATGACGTTGATGAGAAATTGGTCTTATTTGATGAGGCTGGAAACGTCCTGGATCGCCTAGCATATATCGAAGACGAGACTACTCGGGATTCGTATTACTTCACGGTGCTGATGACCAATGACTTCGAATTGGCTGATCGTGTGGAGGGAACTGCTGAATTCTTTGCCTCTGACGTGGCTCAGGAGATCTATGAGGGTTTTGTCGGCGAATATAATCGTACAAAAAATGGGGTTCATTAAAAAACGCTTGACTTTTTCTCCAGAGTAGGTACAATAGAGTATAGTTAGAGAGAGGAAAAAACTATGAATATGATTGAACGCTTTAATGATGCAGTTATCAACAATATGGACATGGTAGGTGGTTCTAAGGAAAAATCCCAGCTGTATGTTCTGTTTTCGATGTTATCAGATGTACAAGAGCAGATCCATATGAAGATGGATAGAGATGCAATTCAAAGCATCAACGATATTAAGTTTCTTATGTACAACATTGAGAAAGAGAAGATATAATGGGCGTTATTGTAGGGATACTTGTAGGAATAGCGATTTATCATTATGGCATCATTCAAAATGTTATTTTGGCAGCTTGTGGGAGTTAATCATGTGGGAAAATGTTTTTAAATTTATTAGCGGTGAAGTCACAGCAAACGAACTGACTACGACTGAACTTGAAATGGCTTTAGAATTTCTGCTAGAATATGAGGAGCAAGCATAATGAAATTTCTTCTGATTGTATCGGCATTAAATCTGAAAATGGCATATGAAGATCATGCAACGTGTAAGATGGCAGCTGAAGAAATTATGCGAGCCAATAACGACTCGGCTATTTGCATTCCGCTCGGAGAAGATGCTGGTGCGATTCAGATGAGAAATGTTATGAATAACTTTATTAATGCTGTTCGGATTTTGGAATCGCAGGCTAAATAAGGATATGGAACACATGAATCCCGAACGTCAAAAACTTTTCAGAATGTATGATGAAATTGAGAAACTCGCATCTTTTGATCGAGTTGATATTATCGAAGCACGTGATGGTGCGATGAAGCTATACCATGCACATGGTGGAACGACAATAGTATATCGTGATGGAACTGAAGAAAAGACTGAACCAACCAATCAAGAATATTGGCGTTTGTTCAAACTTTATGGCAATCCAGAGCCAGCACTAAAGAAATGGAAAACTAAATTCGTACAACTTTTTGGAGGAGTAAAGATAGATGACTGAATATCTTTTCATAGGACTCGCATATGTTTCAGGAACATTTGTAAGCTATATGTTGTTTAGACCTTATGTTATCGGTCAGACTATTTCTTCTCTAATACAATATGGCGTAATTCGCAGCAAAACAGATGAAGACGGTTCAATTGAAATTTTAAAGTATGATGGAACGGAGATAAAATGATTGATAAATTGAGAAACATTCGTGATGTTCGTTATAGTAAAGAAAATGGTCTAATCATTCACGGCATTAACTTTCGTGGTCAATACGACAGTTTAAATATACTTGACTTAGATCAAAATTCCATTTATAATATTATTATGAGTGCTTATGAAATAGGAAAGCGAGACGCCAAAAATGAACATCTTTTATCTTCACAAAGACCCTAAAACCTGCGCACAATTACATTGCGATAAGCATGTCGTAAAAATGATAATTGAATATGCTCAATTACTTTCTACTGCACATCGTGTGTTAGATGGAAAAGAATATGAGGGCAGAACTAAGACTGGTCGGAAAGCAAAACGTTGGCTTCTTGAAGACTGGCGTGAAGATACACTCTATATGGCAAGCCACATAAAGCATCCTGACGAATTGTGGATTCAAAAATCAAAAGATCATTACGATTGGACATATCAGCTATTCTATCATCTATGTGATGAATACACTCATAGATATGGAAGAGTACACGAAACCGATCGTAAACTTCGTGATGCGTTGGCGAATGCTCCTAATAATCTACAGTCTAATGGCTTCGTCGATCCCCCACAATGTATGCCAGAATATTGTAAAACTTCCAGCGCATTGCAGGCATATCATAATTACTATATAAAAGAAAAAGTAAGTTTCGCCAAATGGACTAAACGTGAGATTCCTAATTGGTTCGTCACAGCAAATGTTGCTTGAATAAATACCAATAATACGAGGATATTATATGCCACTCTACAGTTTTTATGATTCTAAAAAGAAATCATATTTTGAAGAATTCTATAGCATTTCAGACAAAGAGCAATTCCTTGCTCAAAACCCCCACATCACTCAAACTTTCGACAAAGTTAATTTTACCACCACTGCTTCTGGTGGGTTTAAAAATGACGACGGTTGGAATGAAAATTTAGATAGGATCGCAGAAGCGCATCCAACAAGCACGTTGGCGAATAGACGCAAACGTAAATCCGCAAAAGATGTGAAAACAGAACAAGTCCTTAAAAAGCATCGTATCAAAGGGAAGGGTTCTTATAGTATGCCTGAACTTTAACTCTAACAAAAAGGGAGACATTTATGTCGCAAACCTTTGACTATCAGACATACGACAACATTTACGACATAGGAGTAAGCAAAAATAGAAGAAGAAAAGTAAAACGTCAAGAAGCAAGAAAGAAAAACGGATTAAATCTGGAATATATCGAGCCAATGACGGAGAATCAAAAAAGAGTTTTTGATTCGTATTTAAGTGGCAAAAATGTTATGTGCCACGGTGTAGCAGGGACAGGAAAGACTTTCGTTGCCAGTTATTTGGCAATCCGTGATGTCCTTGAGAATTATGATGATAAGCAATCACTACACATTGTTCGAAGTGTAGTTCCCACCAGAGATATGGGGTTTCTTCCTGGATCGCAGAAAGAAAAGGCAAAAGCATATGAAGCACCATATTATTCTATCTTCTCAGAACTTTTTGGTAGAGGCGACGCCTACGAAGTTCTAAAAAATCAAATGAAAGTAAATTTTACTACAACATCTTTCGTTAGAGGGTTGACTTTTAATGATTGCATAGTTATAGTTGATGAATGTCAGAATATGACATATCACGAGTTAGATTCTATAATTACTAGATTAGGTGACAACTCAAGACTGATTTTCTGTGGAGATTTCAGACAATCAGATTTTAAATGGGATGACGAAAGACAGGGCATCCTCGATTTTATGAAGATTATACGCAAAATGAACTCTTTTGACTTTGTAGAATTTGAGCGTGAAGATATTGTGAGGAGTAGTTTGGTCAAAGAATATATTTGTACTAAACTCGATTTAGGATTACATTGACATTTATACATAAACCAATTGAACTTAATGAATTAGACACGGTGACGATTTCCGGAGGGAGGCATTATGTAACTCCTTCCGGAAACTACCCTTCTATAACAACTGTTCTCTCCGTTCTCTCCAGAGACTCTATAAAGGCTTGGAGAGCGAAAGTGGGGGAAAAGGAAGCCAATCGTATATCAACACAGGCAGCACGCAGAGGCACTAATGTCCACTCTCTCTGCGAAGATTATCTGAACAATAAAGAACTTCCTAAAATGATGCCAAATGAACTGGCAATGTTCAGATCCATCAAACCAATCCTAGACGAACGAATAAATACTATTTACGCACAAGAAGCACCACTATATTCCGATTATCTTGGTGTAGCTGGTCGTGTAGATTGTATAGCAGAGTTTGATGGGCGACTGTCAGTAATCGATTTTAAAACGTCTAGAAAACCTAAGAAAAAAGAGTGGATCTCAAATTATTTCCAACAGGCTTCTGCTTATTGTGTAATGTTCGAAGAAAGAACTGGCACACCGATCGACAAAATTGTAATCATCGTTGCTGTAAGTGGTGATGATGGTGAGGTTCTTGAACCTCAAGTGTTTGTCGAAAAGCGTGACAATTATATCTTCGAATGTATAAAAACGATAGAACAATATAAGGCAGAAAAGCAATGGTCGGGAAATATGTAATCGCATTTATTATCAGCCTGTACAATACAAATGGATATGATGAAGAACTTTTTGTGTTGTTTCAAGCTGAGGGTTCTCCTCTGAAATTCGAAACCATAGAGGAATGTCGAGAAAAGATGGAAGAAGTCGGCAAAGTCAATATTTTAATAGACTTCTATCAAATGCACGCTAAAGCAGCCATAAAAGAAGGATATAACACAAAACTTCTTGATGGTCCAGAATGTATTTTATTTGAAAATGACCAATCAGTGTAATTTTTTGCTTGACATTAATTCCATAATTTAGTATAAATATAATTGTTCGATGAAGCGAACTAAAAGGTATGCAGGACGTGGGTGCGATTCCCACCACCTCCACCATCCCATTACAAGTTTCTTATGGGGGTGATCAGGATCGACTGGTGCTTAGTAGGTAAGTGGAGAACTGGTCAATGCAGAAGACCATAAGGGCTGGGCTTTCCCGACCGAAGAAGCAAAAACGTAAATGCAAACGATAACAATGCATATGAAGGTTACGCACTAGCTGCATAATCTTCGGGGTCAGGGGACGCCTAGCAACAGAAGTCCCCAACCAAACTTGCTGGTGGGTTATGAGGAATGCGGCGACGGTGTTCGGAAACTGCAAGACAGTCGCAAAATATGAGAGGACTATGGTTCGGAGACTTAGTCCTCTCGCCCTTGCATTGCTCAAAGTCAATGCTGGTGACGGTGAACTTAAAGAACGCTATCTGGTGACTGTGACGCTATCCGATACGGCAGGTGACAGAGGTTAGTAACTGAGGTGACGTTTCTAGTAAACTTGCCACTCGCTTGATAATGCGCATGCTAATTTGTATGTTAATTAAAGGAATCGGAATATGAGTGATGTAGATATCGATGTTAGTCTCGGAAACTACATTAAGATTAGGTCTCTCTGTCACTCTCTGATTCATTTGGAGATGTGGCAGAGTGGCTGAATGCAATAGTTTCCGAGACTATCATGGAGCAATCTATCGAGGGTTCGAATCCCTCCATCTCCGCCAGTTTGACTCGAAGATGTCGTTAAACTCTGCTCTGGTCGGAGTAAACTCCCAACGGCTGGTCTCGTAATTGACTCGTGTGGCGCCATGGTTAGCGCCACTTTTTTTATCCTTATAAATAGAAGCGAGAGTGATTTATATAAATCCATTGATTTTATTATGACAAACACAGTCATAAGGTAACGAATGGAACCTATTTCAACAGCATTAGCTGGATTTGCTCTAGTTAAGCAGAGTGTTGACTTCATAAAGGGTAATATTGAAACCGTAAACGATATTCGAGATATTTTTGGTCATGTTGAGAACATACTCAATGGAGAACAACAAATTCAAAAAGAGCGTTTCGCTGACAAGGGTGTCCTTGGGCAGACCAAAAGTGCTGCCCAATCGGTAATTGATGCTAAACTTGCCAAAGAGGCAATGGATGAGATGCACGCTCTAATTGATAATCGTTTCGGTTATGGGACGTGGCAAGAGATTGTAGACGAAAGAGCAAAACGTCTAAAAGAAGAACGAGAGGAAGAGGCTCGTCTGAAGCAACAGCGAGCCAAGAAAAAAGCAGAATTTCAAAAGAATATGATGATATTCGCAACAGGTGGCATGGGATTTGTTTTTATCATAATAGGTCTATTCGCCGTTATATATTTCACAGGCGGAATTAATTAATAAACAGTAAGAGGAAGAAATGAGAAACTTTACACTCGTTTCATTATGTTTTTTGGTGGCAACAACCACCGCATCTTTAGCACAAGAATTACAAAGTGCAGATAACACAACCTTTATTGACACAAATACTGTTACGGATTCAACAGTTAATTCTACGAATACCAATAACAATAATAATGTCAACACGAACACAAATACTTCGGTAAATACAAATACCAGCACGAACACCAACACGAATAACAATACAAACGTAAATACAAACACGAACACAACTAATGTCGATCAGACATCGACTAGCACTAGCACAAACAACAGTACTAACGTCAATACTAACACAAACAATAACACTAGCACAAGCACATCAACTTCTACAAGCACAAGTGACTCTACTGTAAAAACTGATAACACCAATAATAACGTGAATCAGAATAACAGTGAAACTACAATCAAGTCACCGCCGCCAAGTGCGATTGCTCCTAGCATCGGTTCTTCATATTCGCAAGACCTTTGTACGACAGGAGTAAGTGGTGCTGTACAGACGCAGATACTTGGTCTTTCAGGTGGTAAAGCTGTAAGAGATATGAATTGTGAGCGCATCAAACTATCTAAAACATTGTATGATATGGGTATGAAAGTTGCCGCTGTATCAACCATGTGTCAAGATGAGCGTGTATGGAAGGCTATGATGATGGCTGGTACACCTTGTCCATTTGAAGGTAAGATTGGTATTGATGCTTTAGAACTATGGGCAAAGTATCCTCAGTTAATTCCTGACAATGCTCTTGATGAAGTAAAAATCAAGGAGGACTTGGAAGATGGTTCGACTGGTAAGTGGATTGCTGGTGGTCTTGGCTTGCTTCTTTTACTCGCCCTCTAACGCACAAGAAACAACAGCTAACATCTTAGACAACAGTAACTGGCAAGGTAATGTTACACCTTGCTCTGGCTCTGCTTGTTATGCAGGATATTCTGGTGGTCAAACTCCTTCATGGAATGGTACTGTATTTCGTTGGGGATATGGTGGTGGTTCTGTTCATCAACAAATTGCTTTGAATCAAGTATTCAGTGATATGGGAATCGATGTTCTTGGATTTTCATATCACTGGCATGTAAAGAACTATAACGCCAACACTCAATTAGGGTCTCCTCAAGACCCATTAGACATTTACATTAACCTTTATGATTCTTCTGGTAATGTTGTTGAGAATTATCATTATGATTATGGATATCCCATACCAGATTGGACACACTTTGCTGGAACAGAGATATTCGCTGACCCATATGCTTTATCTGACCTTAGTAATATTAAACTTACTGCAACAGGCGATGATGTTGGGTTTTGGGCAGGATGGTATGGTCCAGAATTTTGGCCATTAGAACTAAAAATTGTTTTTGATGTTGATGCCTGTGCCGCCAATCCATTATCCGATCCGACTTGTGAAGGTTATGCAGAGGCATATTACAATCAACAATGTTCGTATGATCCGTTATATGACCAAGGGTGTACTGGTTATGCGGAGGCATATTATACGCAACAATGTGGCTTTGATGCTCTTTACGACACAGGGTGTCCTGGATATGAAGAAGCATACTATAATCAACAATGTGGGTATGATGCTTTATATGACGTAGGATGCCCAGGATATGCCGAGGCATATTATGACCAGCAATGTTCATTAAATGCGTTATATGATAATGGCTGTCCAGGGTATGCTGAAGCATATTACAATCAACAATGTTCACTAGATGCTTTATACGATACTGGGTGTCCAGGATATGAAGAGGCTTATTATAATCAGCAATGTTCGTTGGATGCTCTTTATGACAACGGTTGTCCAGGATATGCTGAAGCGTTCTTTGAACAACAGTGCGAAATGAATCCCCAATACTCTCCAATTTGTGACGGATATATAATAGAGGTTCAAGTACCTGTTATTGAGTCGCAACCACAAGAAACGTTTGAAGAGCCTGTTGTCGTTGAGCAGG